CATATCGGGGTCAATGTCTATAAGTTCCTTGATTGCCTGAATTGTTCTTTTATCCAAGAAACTATTCATTCTCCAAGTGGAGTGTAACATACAACCATTATCTTTTCCTTCATATTCCAACCCCCACCAGTCAATAGGTATTTCAGGGTTGTATAAAGCCAAGATATACTTGGAACATCTAATGTCCATTTGGATAAAGGCGTTCTTGTCTATTGTATTAACCTCATCAATTAAGATAATATCTGACTTGAAACCTTTTAACTTTCCTGTGGAATCATCAAGTCCAATAAATCTAATTACTGAACCATTTGGAAATGTGTATACAAATTCTTGTTTTTGAAATATACCTTCATCCCATTGTCCAATGGATTCCATTACCATCTTGAAATCAGGTAGAATTGTATGTCTTAAAGACACTTGCGTTTCACGAGCGATGGTTATACTTGTCTTGGGGTTTTTAAGTGCTTCAATGATGATGTATTGTAACGCAGATATGGTTTTTGATGAACGAGATGAACCCCTTAAGAAAATATATCTCTTATCTTGTTCTACTGCGTTGTGTATATGTTCCCATACTTCCGTTACTTGGAATTTCATAAATCAAGTTTTGTTTGGACTGATTGTGTTATTCTTTGTTTTGCGATATCCATATACTCTTGTTCCCTTTCAATTCCAATAAACTTAAATCCCAAGTTTCTTGCTGCAACCCCTGTTGAACCTGAACCCATAAAACAATCCATAACTACCCCACCTTTTGGTGTTACAAGTTTGATAAGATATTCCATAAGTTTAATTGGTTTAACTGTTGGGTGAGTATTATTATTTCGTGTTCCGTTAAATGGTTGTTCTACAAATTGTGGTTCATCACATATACAAGGGCTTCCACTATTTTTCCACTTATTACAGATTTCACATTTTAATCCACCTTTAACAAACTTAACAGATTCATTTGTAATCTTGTTATCAATCCCTGCGTTTCGTTCCTTCTTTGATGTCTTTGGACAATAAAAGAACCTTGATGCTCCACCTTTATCATCGTAGGTATTATCATCTCTGTAATCACTTGCCTTTGGTGTATAAGTGTTAGTATGTTCTGTTGGTTTATTATATTCAGCCTTTCTCTTTTGTGATTGTTTAATACCACTTTGTTCATCTAATAGTTTACCCGCTTCTTCATCAAGAATAATGTTTGCTGGAAATCTACCTTTAATATCCCAACCTTCTTTACTTAAGGTTGTTTTTGCCTCACCAAATGGTTCTGCTTTACTGTCCCATACATAACCTTTTCCAATTCTCTCATCATCATTTTCACTAAACTCAATTCTACAACCATCAATGTTTATTCCACCAGTTCCCCACTTTAATACATTTTCAGCAATGGACTTTTCACTTAAAGGTTTTCTTGCCATACAGATTGGTTCGTGTGCTGGTTTAAGTGCTGTTCCCCAACCTTCATAATCACTTTGTCCTTTACTCTCAAATCTTTCTGTTCTTGTATTTTTACCATTTAATTGACCTCCACTACTAACGAATGTTCCTTTACTTTTACCAACCTCTCGTTCATTACCTTCAATCTTATCAATCGCTTTACCGATGTTATGGGACTTTGGAAATCCTGAACCATAAATCCACATAATACTATCTCTAATCTCAAACCCTGCGTCTTCAATTGCCACAGCCATCCTGTGATAAGTTCTACTATGACTAAATGACAGTAGATGTCCACCAGGTTTTAATACCCTTAAACACTCACTCCATACATCTGTTCTAAACGCAATATCTCCACCATCCCAATCTTTACCCATAAAACCTTTCTTATCACCTTTGGTTGATGTTAAATGATATGGTGGGTCCGTTACAACACTATCCACCGAGTTATCAGGTATTGTCTTTAATACCTCCAAACAATCTCCTTGTCTTAAATCTATATTCATAATCTTTTTTCTAATTTCCAATCAAAATCCCATAAGGTAAAGTTTCTTTTATATCCCCTTAAAATATTCTTAATGTTATTCACACAGGGTTTTCCAAAGTAATTTTCAATATCAAGTAATGTGTTAAATGTTTGAATAAAATTACCTTCCAAATCATACTGATTGATAATATCATTTCTTTCAAGTTTCCATTTGTATCCACCCCGACTTTCAAACTTGGTTCTGTTGTAGGTTATCATTCATGTCATATTGACATACAACCCATTCTTCAAGTTCTTCACCACTTATTCTTTTCTTACTAAACTCTGCGTATTTCTCATTGAGTTCCATACCGATGTATTGTCTCTTTAAGTCCTTACAACTCATTCCTGTGGTCCCTATTCCACTGAATACATCAAGGACTACATCACCTTCATCTGTTAGTAAATTGATGAAATAGGAAGGTAATTGTTCGTTAAATGGTGCGGGATGTCTAATCGTATTATCTCTTGCCGCTCCTGCAGTTTGGAATCTAAATACATTATCAGGTCTAACTTTATCAGGTTTGTAATGAAGCGTTTTTTTATTACCTCTTTGTCCATCAACTATTTCACCATGTCCTTTGATACTCCACTCATATTTACATCTATCAATTGTAGATTGTGCTGGTTCAGTCATTACCCTATCCATGTGGAACTTTAACTCCTTTTGGTTTTTAACAAAATGGAATATAAACTCTGTGGTATTTCTAAACCTTTTCTTTGAACCATTGGGTATTCCATTCATCTTGTGCCAGATGTAGGTATCATAAAACTTTAAGTTTGTTTCCTTCTGACTGCGGTATATCAGTTCATAAATAAAGGGGTTTCTTAACCCATTGGAACAATTATCATTGATGTTTAATATGAAACTACCACTTGGTTTAAGAACTCTGTGTATTTCATTGAATAGGGGTAATATCCAATCACAATAATCCTGTGGTTTCTTAATGGATATATTCTTTCCGTAATTAACAATATCAGCATAGGGTGGTGATGTGATTACCAAATCCACACTATTGTCTTCCAATGTCTTTATTAACTCAAAACAATCACCCGTTAGTATCATCATCTTTTCCCATTTCTTTTCTTATGATTTCAATCTGTATTGGATTCTTTGAAGGTTCCAACTTTTCACCTTGTGTTGTTAAATCAATGTGTCTTTCTGTTTTCCAATTATCTTTGAATCTATTCTTCATTATGGTTTCCCATAATTTGGTGTTAAACCCTAAACCATTGTCTTCACTCATTGATTGGTGTGCTTTATTGTACCACCAATTTTCAGCAAGTTTAAGAAATTCACTATAGGTTTGCGAATATTGTTTATTTCTTTCCAATAACGCATAATGTCCATTCCAAGAAATACCAAGTATTGTTAATACTTCAGTAATATGTTTTCCATCTTTTCCCGCTTCAAGCATCAGTTCTTTCCACATTGGTTTGATTGTATGCTCTAATCTTGGACGACCAGGACCTTTACGGATTGGTTCATTATCTTCGTTTATATGTGTGTCCATATTTTTCTTTTAATTATTTTTGATATTTCACTTTTATCCACATTAAATTTTTTACTCAATGCGATTCCACTATAATTTTTATCTCTTGGGATGTAGTTTTTTCTAATCCACAAAACATCTTTTATATTTAATTTTTTTGCTTTTAAACCATTTAAAGTTGCTAATTTAATATTTTCAGAATGTGTTACCCATTTTAAGTTATTAACTGAATTATTTGATTTTATACAATCTAAATGTTCAATTTCAGGTAAATTATTTGGATTTGGTATGTATAATTCCCCAACCAATCTATGCACTCTATATCTTTTAGACACCCCATTAGTATAAATTAAAACTTTATGGTAACCTTTTTCACAGACATATGGTTTTAATTGTTTTTCATTACGCAAAACATTACCATCTTCACTCACAAAATATTCTGTATCTCTAAATCTTTTCATTATCTTCGTTTATATTTTACATCATATAACTCAATTGCTGTTTTGATTTGATTTACAGCATCTTCAACACTTGGTGTAGCACTTGAATTGGGGTATAGGGTTCCATACGCGGACATAATTTCAATCTTATCCAAGTCATTGAGGTCTTCTATCATCTTCTGTGAGATAATTGAATCAAAGACATTTTTACCCACTTGAATATGGTCAGGGGAATCCAAGTTATTGGTTATCTGTTTCCTTCCCCCCTTACAATTACAACCCATGATTAGTTTCTTCTATCTAATATTGTTATTATCGCTTGTTTGATATCCACAAACGCTT